GCAGTTGGAACTAAGGTTGGTGCAGGATCTAATGTAACAAATACAACTGCATGGGATTCTGGAGAATTAATTATTCAGACACGAAATGCTTCATTTGGTTTAGTATATGCTGGATCAGTTGACATTGAGGGATCTGGAAACGCACAAACAATTCCACCTTCATTAAGAGGATGGTGGTTAATGGAGTTATAAATGGCAGCATATTACGATTCTATTAAAAGTATGAGAACCGCCAAGATAGGTACAATCCTACCTTGGGGTGGTGATGGGGGTAATGGATTTCTTGCTTCCAATATACCTAAAGGGTGGATAGTATGTGATGGTAGCACAAAAGATGCTAGTGACTATCCATTGTTAGCATCTATGATAGGTGATACTTATGGTGGTGATATGACCAAAGCAGCTGGTGGTAATTATACATTTCCATATGTTGATCCCACAGATGGTTCTAACAATGCTACATTTAGATTACCTAACTTATCAAATAATTTACCTCTTGATTTAGAACCATCTTACTTAGATCAAACTCAGTATCAAATGGGACAAAATGATCCTAAAAATGTTGTTATTGATCAAAATGGAACTAAGTTAGGTGATTTAGTTTCTGGATATGGTGAGACATATGATATTAAGACATCATGGTCTGCTAATTCTGATATAGATTTTACATTAAATCTTTCTGGTAATTTATATTTTAAATATACTAATTTTGTTTTAAGTGCTCCAGATTTTCTAGAGTCAGTATATACATTAAATCGTAAACTAGGTATTAACCATACACCATCACATAGCCATACTGATAGTATACCTTCAGTTCAAGCAAATCAAAAAGGTGCAATGATATTTCAAACTGATACTGGTGTCACAATGACAGGTAGTGTATCTTTTAGTAATAACTGTAGTGGTAGTGAAGGTCCGTTTAACTGTGCATTTAAATCAGCTGAACCACACAGTTGGCAGAATGGTTCAGTTGGTTTATCAATGTACGGTGATGCTACTTATGAGTATACTTTACCACGAACTGCATTACATTTTGAGTTTACAACTGATACTGTAAATGTTGGTAAAAATTATTGGGATACTGTACCAGCTGGTGCAAATAACTGGAGAGGAACAAATAGAGGTGCAGGACCGAAAACAGTATCATACAAACAAACTATACCACCAAACGGTCAAACTACTCAAATACTTGATGTAGACCCTGTAGCTACTCATGCTCAACCTGCACAAACAGGTATGTTTCCAAGACCTATGGAGTACTTAAACAGAGCAAATTTTTATGGTTATACTCCTGATGGTGGTACTACTCCTACCAGATCAGATGGATTAAAAGATTCACCTGAACAAAGACCAGCTGTTCTTGTTTCTGGATGTACAATCACAGAGGGATCAAATAAAGTTACATTACCTGATGGAACTGATATTAGTCAACAATATGGTACTGGTACTGATGCTCATACACAATGGGATAAAATTCGTCCATTGATGTATGTTACAACTTCAGATAATGGTGATAAGTATAAATGGATTCCTGAAGGAATGTATGTTCAATCAATAGAATGGAAACCAGATGCTAGTAATGCTGCTAGTGGTGGTAATTATGAGTTAACATTAAATCAAAATATGGGTTCAGGTGATACTGAAACAGTAGCTGGTTGGGGAACAGCAGTGACTGGATTAAAATTTAGAGATGGTACTTACCCAACTTCACTGAATACACAGTCAGGAGCAAAAGATCCATTAGAAACAGCATTTTCATCACATAATCATAGTAGTTTTGAAATAGCACAGACTATGGGAACTATGGTAGGACCTCCATCTCACACAGCAGTAAATGCTGATGGTTCTGCACTAGCAGCACAGAGTATTGAAAATGCATTAAATATAGCAGTAGACACTACTCAACCTTCGTTAACAATGACATTCATTATCAAAGCATACTAATGGCAGTATTCTATAATCAAGAAAGATCAAAGTATGGAAATTTAACTGGACAAGTTATTGCTTGGCCAGTACCATACGAAGGCACACCTGATGCAGCAAATAATAAAACATCTTTACCTGCTGGATATTTAAAATGTGATGGTTCAAAATATTTTGCAGCAGATTACCCAAGACTTGCAGAGATTTTAGGGACTGGTACTAATACTGCATTCATGAAAAAAAATCTAGATGGTACTGATTTTGAAACTATTAATGATAATCAATTTATGGTTCCTGATTTAGGTTCTAAATATCCCGAACCCACAACAGGTGCTAATGCTGGTGTCTATAATAATGTGAGAAAAATTGATACTACAACAAATACAGAAAAAAGTAGATCTGGTGTTGGTATAGATGCAGAAGCAGCTATTGGTAGTACTAATGTTAACATCACATATACTGGAAGTATTAATGTTCCAGCCCAAGAGGTTGAAGTTAAAGGAAAACCTGGTTGGACATATGCAGGTACTACTCATTACACGGAAGTAGAATCTGTTGAGGAAAATCAAATACATCCACATTTACATTTTAGTACAACTAGTAGATCTAGATTGAGAGCTCAACCATCTCTATTAGAAACGGATAATGATCATCCAAAAGCAACAGGACAAACTGCATATAAAAATGCTTCTACCATTCCTATTCAACCATGGCTAGATGCAACAAGAGCACAGCAACAATCTACAAATCCTCCTGGTAGTGGACAACAACCATGCAAATTATTAGATGCATGGAACCCAAACGCAGGTACTAGTGATTCAGGACAACCACTTTACGGTAGTGGATTAGGATCCCAGACCATATATTATGGTGGTTGTATTGCAGAAGATACAACAGGACCTTATAAGGTTGGATCTGGTTCTAATTTTGAATATGGTTGTTTAAACAACTCAGCGTTCACTGTTGATAGACGTACACTAGCTGGTTCACCTGATGAAAGTAATACTATAAAATACAGAACTAGACAGTGGTTAGTATTAGGATGTACTAACTCTTCAGGAACTGCTGGATTTGATGTCAATCTAACAGTACCAGCAACTTATGTTACAGGTGCTGTTGGAATGCCATTAGATGAATCTGGATCTGCATTATCTGATGTTGTTCCTCTCCAATCAAATGAAAGTGCAGTTAGTTCAACTGCCGTTCCTGATGTAGAAAATGAAGCAACTGATACTGCTGATATATCAATACCAGCTGGTACTTTACCTACTGCACATAATCATAGAGTTAGACTGGACAAAGGTGATCATACATATAAAGTGAAGACTGATGCTATATCAATTGATCCAGAAAATTTATCAACAACTTTTGATATTGGTGTAGATTCTTCTATATCAATTGACTCTGCATCTCAACCATTTATTGTAATGGAGTATTTAATTAAGATATAATCATGGTACAAAGTTATAGAAATACAAGAAAAGGATTTTATACTGATTGTTATCAGGATACCACACCTATAGGTACTGTTGTACCAAATTTAAAATCTGGTGCTAACACTTATGATCATGAGTTAATTAATAAAAATACTAATCCACATAGATTAGAGGATTTTGCTGGTAATGCATATTCTTCTGGTGATGATCCAGCATATACTCATGATGGATATTTGTATTGTGATGGCACTGAATATGCTATTAAAGATTATCCTACATTATATAAAATACTTGGTGTACATTATGGAGGGAGAGCTAGTAGCGGTATTGACGTAGTTACTGGTGGATCTGGGTATTCAACTTCTTCTGCTGTCTCTATATCAGCTCCACCAGCTGGTGGAACACAAGCAACTGCTATTGTTAAAACAGTTAATGGTAGTGGTGCTATTCTAACAATAGATATTTTAAATCCAGGTGCAGGATATGTAACTGCTCCTACTGTTACAGTAGCAAATGGAAGTAGTGCTACATTCTCAGTTAGATTAGGTAGTGGTGGAGTTATTCAAAATGTTACTACTGCTAATGTCATGCAATTTTGGGGTGAACAATATTTGGGAACATTTAAAGTTCCTAATACAGTTACTAAAAAGATTGTTGGTAATGGTCCTGTATTTGGTCAGAACTCACCCACTATTGGTAACTTATCATTAGCAGTTGGTGCAACAGGTGGTGCATGGTATCTAGATCAAGATACACAAGATAATTATTTTTCACTAGGTAAAATCACAACAACTGGATATGATAATGTTATTGAAACAGTTGGTTGTACTATCATAGGTTCTCAAAAAGTTACTGTAACTATGGAAAAGAAGAAGTTACCTTCTATTTTTCAACACAGTCATGCAGTATTTCATAGTATTCCTGGTGTTAACCAATGGGCAGGTGAAAGTCATGGTGATAGATATATTCAAGGTTATCAATCAGATACTGGTAGAGTTTCTAGATGGTATCCATCTACAGGTGTAGTTCTAGAACATAGTCATGCATTATTAAGACAACCAATCACAAATAATACTATTGCTACATATGATTTTATGGATTATAAAGGTGGTGATAGTAATGTGGGTGCTGTAAAAAATATACCTAATGTAGCAGAAGCAACTGGTAGTGCATACGCACCACAACCAGGATATACAACAGAAATACCATATGATGATCAATATTATCTTGCATCTGGTGCATCTAATGCAGGATCATACGAATTTCAAACAACTATACCAAACCCAACTTTATTAAAACTTATAAGTTCATCTGAAATTGGTGGAAGACAAGTAACTACTGGTGGTGTACCAATATATGATTTTACTCAAGAATTTACATACTCAACACCTGGAACATATAGTATTAATACTTCTTCTATTACTGGATCGCCAGACCAGTTAATATACACTCTAGTTGGTGGAGGTGGTTCAGGTGCAGCTGGTACAACAGCAGGTAATGATGGTCAAGATTCTACCATAACAGCTGGAAGCACATTAATCCTCACTGCTGGAGGAGGAAAAAAAGGTAACGCATCCTCTGGTGCAACAGGTGGAACTGGTGGACAGGGTGGAGCAGCAACAGAAACTGGTAGTTTAACTCCAACAGCAGCAATGACAGGAAATGCTGGACAACAAGGAGCAAATGATGAATATCAAGAGACCACAAATCCATCAAATCCAGGCGGTGGTGGAGCAGCTGGTGCTTCAGCAAGTAATACTGGAGCTGGTGCAGGATCACCTGGTGATAGAGTATTGTTGGGTGGATTAAGTGGTACATATAATACCACATTAACATCCGATGGTACATTTACTGGATTACCTACTGGTGGTGGATTAACACAAGTAACCTTTAGTATTAAAGGTGGTATGGGTGGTGATGGAGTTAGTAAAGGAACATCTACTGTAGAAAACAATAGAGGTGGTTATGGTGCTCAGGTAGATCTTGAACTATCACAAACTGAACTTTCTAATTTCCTCTCTGCTCCTAGTCCAGGATGGAATGTTATTGTAGGATCAGGTGCAAATGTGAGAAATGGTGGAACTAACTCTCTAAATGCTAATGGTGGATATGGTGGACAAGGACATGGTGCTAAACATGGTGGTGGTGGAGGTGCTACTACAATATTAAGAAGAGGAACAATCATTGTCGCTGGAGCTGGTGGCGGTGGAGGAGGAGGTGCTGACGGTGGAGAGGGAGATGCTAACACTGGTGCACCAGGTCAGGCAGGTGGTGCATATCCCAATGGTGCAGGTTTATACACTGGACTTCAATCATCTTCATCTGGAACTATAGCGTCTGGATCTGGTGGTCAAGGTGGACAATATGGATGTATTGGAGGTGGCGGTGGAGCTGGTGGAGGAGGTGTCTCTTCTGGTGGAACTGTCGGTGGTGGTTCTGGTTATGGTGGTGGAGGAGCACCTGGTGGTCCTGGTGGAACTCCTGGTGGTTGGGGTGGTCACCAAGGTGGTGTCGGAGGACAACAAGGAATTTCTGAATATAAGAGTAATTATTTTTCATCTGGTAATTTAACATCACATACTGACATCAATGGGTCTGTTAATTTAACTATTCAATATAATGCTAACAAATGGACTGCTGCTGGTGGAGGTGGTGGATCAGGATCACAGTGGTTTGGATCAGTTCCTTGGAATGACATAGGAAATCCTGCAACAATTAATATAACTGTAGGTGCTGGTGGTAATGGTGCAAATCCAGGTGGTAATACTTCTGGTTCAACAAATCCAGGTGGCAATGGATATGCAAAAATTGGAGTAGGAACCATCACTGGATATACTGGAGGTACAACAGGTACAACTACAGGTGATGTAATTGAATCTGGATCTCAAAACGCAACACAATGGGACGTTACTATTAATAGTGGTGGTAGTGGTACAGGTACAGGTGGTAATTTTAGTTTACCACTTACACAAGTACCAACAGTACTATTTTTAGGTGGTGGTAAATCTAATAATGGTTCAACTTCATCTACTGGTTATGATCAGTCGGGAACTGGACATGCCCAAGCCACAGTTTCAGTTACAGCTGGTTTAGTTAATAGTGTTGCTCTTGGTACTACTGCTGGTACTAATACAGGATATACTGAACAACCATATGTTTACCTATTACATGGTGCTGGTTCTGGATCATATATAAATTCTACATTTTCTAATGTTTCAGTATCTGGTGTAACATTAGGTGGTAGTGCTGCTGCATATACAAACTTCTGTTTATTTGGTGGTTCAGGTATATCTACTAATAGAGATAGGTATATTGTATTAAAAGCACAAGATACTACTGCTGTTAATTACTTTGGTATTAAAGCAGCAAGAGGTAATGGTCTTAATGGTGGTGATGTGCCAGAAGAAGGGTTAAAAGTAGAATATCAATTAGCAGGTTCTGCAAATTGGATCTACATTGATACTATTATTAGTCCAACAGCAAATAGAACTGATCCTCTTACAGGTATGATTGTTCCTGCATGTGGAACTGGTGTGGCACATGATGGTACATCAGGTAATACTTTATGGTATACATATGCTGTAGCGATGCCATCAGCAGCTAAAGCAGCTGGTACTAAAATTAGATTATATCAAGAAAGATCTGAACAAGGTGGACAAGATCATTCTAGTGGTGGTGAGTATGACCATTATGGTATTTGTGAATTTATATACTTTAGGGAAAAAACAACACAGTTAGTATTTGTTCCCTCTTCTGGTTCTATCAAAAGAAATAGTGTTGATTTCTTGGATTACACTGTTGAAGGTGAGACAGGACCAAGTGTAACATATAGTTCTGGTTTGGGTTGTAGTGATGCCACAATGACATTGAAATCAACAACTAAGATAGAACCACAAGCAACTATTGATCCAGATTATGATGTTCCTTTGATCACACCTTATGTGACATGTAAGTACTTAATCAAAGCATTCTAAATACTAACGGAGATACACTAGCAACATGGCAAGCGAACCAGTATTACAAGTTGAATTAAATGTTATTGGACAGGAATTATCATACAATGGTATACCTAAACCAATACCACAAACATATTGGACTGACACTTTAGTTCCTTTAATGTATCCTACATGGGATACTGATAAAGATAAACTAATTTCATTCTATTATTATAGTAATGGGACATACACTGCTAAACGTAGAAAGTATGTAATGAACTTTACTACTAATACTAATGAATGGAAAGATTATGAAATGGAACAAGTTGCTAGTTCTGTTGCTGACACATTCAAGACTAAGTTAGTTGAAGGATGGTATGCCATTGATGCCATTGAGAATACAGAGTTCCAGAATGAACTTGGTGCAATGTATGCTAAAGCAAATGCTGTTTCTCCACTATCAGTAAGACTTGCAAGAGATTTTTTATTATCTGAGACTGATTGGGTAATGATAAGTGACTCTCCACTTGATGCTGATACAAAGGCAATGTATACAACATACAGACAGAAATTAAGAGATATACCTGCAACATCAGAGTTCTCTACCAATGTTGAAGGTACTAAGTTTCCTATCTCACCTGATTTCTATAATAAAATATACAAAGGTGAAAATTCAAGTAATGCTTATCTAGCAACTGATGATCAGTTTTTACCACTAGCATCTCATTATCTTAAGAGATACAGAGATAGAATGGCACATTATTTACTTACTAAGTCATTTACTGAGAGATCATACTTTGATACCTTCATTACCGAGTATAATGCTGTTAAAGCAGGACAAGCAGCTTCATTTGATGCCAGTTATACAACAGCACAGAAAAAAGCATTCTTAGATAAATTACTCGCAGAATGTCAGACTGAAATTGATAATCTAGGGAGTTAGTTATGATCATACAAGGTAACGAACTACAAATATTTGATCTCGTTGCGTCATATGCACAAAGATATCAAAAGACACTATTACATTTTAATCTAGACAAGTATAATAGTTTAGATACAACCAAGAAAGCAACTGTAACCACATACTATACTTCTCTTGTTGATGATTATGTGTTAGATATAATCAAACAAGGTGGGATATTTAATACTATTTCATTTGATGAAGAAACATCAGCAAGCACTTACGCAGGTGCATGGTTTCCATTAGAATCACAATGTCCTGATGCTGATCACTATATTCATGCTTACGTTGTGGATTCTTTTGGTGATATCATATGGGAGAATAAACCAACTGGTAAATCATAATTAAT